TCTCTATCAACTAAGAACCTAACTCCTTGGAAAATCTGGTTTTAGACTCTTCCTCATGATGATAGCTAATTATTTCAATACTTGAAAAAGCACTGAGGATCTAATCATGCTAAGAGCGGAAAATTGATTGATATGTTCATGTAAACGGTGCTGAAGTAGCAGTCACATTGTATGCGAGAATTATATATACCAGTTGATAATTATGATGTTACTAGATATTTTTGTTATTTGAGCTATTGGTTGCTGACTTAACATTTGGCTCAATACGTGGATAGCTAGCTCAGAAATGTATTGATTAATATATACGCGGGAAACTGTTATAACCATATCGACTCTTTTCTTAAAGTTTAGGTAGCTACTGGTTTTGCATTATAGACTTGTGATTTGCATACAGCTTTTGGATTTACTATTAGCTTAAAGCCTCAACAGTTTATAGCTAAGAATCTTATACCTTGGATCGAACCAAAGGATGTTGGTAATGTTGACAAATTTTATGGTGGATTATCTTTTCGACAAATTTATAATATTCAGCTGAATTCTATTTTACAATAATTGTTTCCTTTGTATTCCAGAGAGCTAAATTTTAAGGATTTAGAATAGCATTTTAGCAAGCATCTTCTTAGTGAAGGATCTGTTAAACATTAAAAAGCCTTTGACTCGAAGAAATAATACTACTTAAGTTAAGATTTGAGTTTAGTATTTTGATAAGTTCTTGCTTGACGGTTGTTAGTCAAGAAAGAACCTTACAATTGTTATGCCGCTTAAAAACTAGAAGCCGTGAAAGTATGACAATTTGTTAACGTTAACAACCTGAGCTTTGAGGATCTAACTTTAGTCTATACGCTGTTTGATTACATAGATTAGGATTAAATTGGATGTGGCTGAAATAAGATTGGACTTGTGGCTTTAATGAACAAAAAGAAAAGATTTGAATAGATATATTGTAGATCTAAATCCTTATCTATGTCTTGTTTGCCATTAGATATATCTAAGTTTGACAATAATGTACAATTGTGGATGATGAGCGATATATGCTGATAACTGGGTGCTATCTTTGAGCAATTGCATGATTGGTTATATTATGTAGCAGATTAATTGGACAATAACACCTTTTTATAATACGAGCAATCAAAATGGATCAAGAAGATAGAATGTGGACTTATGTCAGGTTTTAAAACTACTTCTATTTTTGGTTCTTTAATTAACTTAACGATATGCAAATCGGTGTTAGCGAAGGCAAATTTTGATCCAGATTTTATTGCTGTTTTGGGTGATGATATTGATTTAGGATTTGATAGCGTGATAGAGCC